AGCATTGATTATAAACAGCCTTTTGAAAACGGTATAGTGAAAATATGGTTCTCATATCACTCTAAACATTGCCTTATCGGGGAAATCTCTACTGATGCAAACTCTACTATATGAACAAGCTCTGAATACATACAAAGCCATTCATGGCACAGAACCAGAGCACAAACCATATAAAGATGCATCTCATGCCCCCTTCAGGGGCATTGATCCAGAACTAGTAAAAGAACTCATTGATGAGAGAGAAGTAAACAAATTCCTAAGAGAATGGAGAACCCAAAATACTCCAAAAGAAATCTCTACCTTTTGCTTTGTTAACAAAACTTACTTCGTTACTCTGATCAAAGATAACTTCACTAGAATACAATGCCTCGAAACAGGTGATCTCAAATTACAGAAAACTGATACATTGAAACCTGTTATACCAGCACCTGGTCAAGCTGACCTGCTAAAGAATGCTGTTTCTATTACCCACTCAGACTCGATAAACCTATATACAAAAGATGCCTTAGTACAACATACAGATGTACCAAACTCAATAGGCCATATTATGAGACCTTTTCAACAAGAGAAGACTAACCCTAATGGTATCGCAATGGGATTTATTTATTGGGCTGATGACTATGGTTTGTCTAGTATAGTACCCATTTCAAAGGTAACACTCATATAGACTTACAAGACCCTTCGGGGTCTTTTTTTTTGCCCTAGCAACTGTTCAAAAATAAAAATCAAAATCCTTGATCATTTTCTCTGTGGGTTTAATATATTTTGTACTTTATTTATATTCTGCACTAAGGCTATAAAAAGAACAGTGTCCTGCACTGAGTCTTACAGACAAGGTGCATTGACAACTGAAAAAGTGGTAGGGTATAGCATTGAAAAGCATATTGGACATAAGCTTGAGTAGCTTTAATGGTTATCCTGTCAAAGGGCTTTCATCTTTTGAATTTCAGAAGATGGTCAGTACAGGAATCTCTCTGGGTTATTCGAGTTGGCTTAAGACAGTGGTGTTAGCTACAAAGGGAGAGGGTTTAGTGGGTTTAAGTGGAACTATACAGGGTCAGTTTATAGTACCTTTAAGCCTAGATGTTGTGATAGGTAGCTTTGTGAGTAATGGTATACAGGGAGTATTGGCCAAGGACTTAGCTTTATCTTTAACAATGGGTATAAAGGGTTCTTATAGTCTTGGTGGTATATCTTCAGGTTTGGGAGTAGGGGCATTTACAGGAACGGGTTTAAACTTAGTTTGCGACTTAGGGAGTTTGCAAGTTTTGTTAAATAGTTCGTTAAAGGGAGAGGGTATAATTTTCTCTGAGAAGATTTGTTTTGGTATAGCTCAAGGTATCTACAGCTTACTGAAGCTTGGTCAGGTATTATCGGGAGTGGTAATAGGAGTACCGAGTCAGCCATCTTCTCCAGCTTCTTTACCGATACAGGCTTTACTTTATTAGGAAAACATAATGAGCAAGATCATATTAGATGTACGCAGTGGTGACGACAATAGTCCTTCAACTTCTCTGGCTTTAAGGAGTTTAGACAATTCATATAAGGATGGTTTATTAAAGGGTCGAGAGGATTATTTCATAGGTGGAGATTTAGGAGACATTTTATATATAAGTGCAGGAGATGGGGAGATAGGGGTAGAGAGTCGGGATATATCTTTTACATATCTTTATGCAGTTGGAGAGAAGCATTATTATGGTACGGGTTTGAGGGATGGTCTTGTATCGGAAGTGTTTGATGATTTGGGTAGTAGTTTAAGGTTATTGTATAGGGGTACAGTAGTAGAGAGTGACAGATCAGATTTAGATGTTGGTTTAGGTTTAGTGGGTTTAGGTTTTTGGTGGACTAGAAATGACATAGAGCGTTCTAGGTATTATTGGTCAGGGAGTAGTTGGTCATTATTGATGGGAACAGAGGGAGAGAGTATAGGAGTAGTTGGTGATGATTTGGGGGTTGTGGGCTTAGAGGGTCGATTAATTTTAGGTGGAGAGAGTTATGAGATAGGTGGTTTAGAGATCCCTTTAATAAGTGATGGTGGTGAGATTCCAGAGGGAGTAGAGGGGGTGGTATATACACCCTCTGGAGAGTTGGGAGTAGTGGGTCATTTAGGAGAGGAAGTGATTTACTTAAGGCAAGAGGGTTTAGAGGAAAAGGGTAGTTTGGTAAGTCGAGGTTCATATTTATCTCCTTGTCCTTCGGTGATAGAGACACCTTTATTGAGAGATGGTGATAGGGGTTATATGGAGGTTATTCGGGTTTTAGATTTTAGTGAGGAGATAGAGAGGGGAGTTGTGGAGTTATTGGAAGATGGTCGAATAAGCTATGGTGCAATAGAATCAGAGGGTTTATCTTATGATGGTTTAGTATTGGGTCACAGTGGTTTGGACTTAGTGGGTTATGATTTAGGTCAGGTGGTAGGTTCAGTGGATATACCATTAGATTTTGTACCTGATGGTAGTGGTGTAGAGCCTAGTGGTGTAGAGCCTAGTGGTTTTGAGAGTGATGGTAGTAGGTTAGTTTTATCTTACAGTGAGAAGCGTTATTGGGTGGGTATAGGCTCTGAGTTATTGGAGTGTTTATTTGTTAAAGATTTGCCTAAGGTGTTGGATAGGAATGTGGGTTATATATTAGGCAGTCGGGTATATTTAGCGAGTAGTTGGTCTAAGTTAGTCTCGACAGAGGGTCATAAGTTATATGGTGGTCGTGTAGGTTGTTTAGGTGGAGTTTATGCCAGCCAATTAAGTGAGAAGAATTGGTTAGTGGAGAGTGGTAGTTTTAGGCTAACAAATGGTGATGTTTGTGATTTCACTAGGTCAGGTGTTGTTGGTAGTGATGGGGTTGATTTCATAGGTGGTCATATTTTAATCAAAGAGGGTTATGAGGTATCTTATCCATCTACAGAGTCAGAGCGTATTTTGTTAAAGGGATTGGGTTTAATGCCAGGTGGCCATAATGGTTTATATATGAACCTGCTAGGCAGTACAGTTAAGGGTTATGAGAGATATGATTCAGAGTCTATTGGTGTTGTGAATGATGTATCTACGCAGCAGTTTTTGAATTTCCGACCTAGACAAGACTTAGGTGGTTATAGTGATGGTGGTTATTACAAGGCTGGTGAGAACAAGTTAATAGAGGGAGAGGACTATCGAGTAAACAGTTTAGGTTTTGATTGGATAGGTTCAGGTTCTTTGAGAGGTTCAGTAAGAGAGCCTTTATCTACAATCAACTTGGACTATGGTGTAATTGAGGGCAGTACGAGTTTAAAAGTAAAGAGTGACTTTGGAGATGCAGGGTTTACAGAAGATACTTTTACAGAGGGTGTTGACTATGACATAAGGCAAGGAGTTCTGAGATTAAAGAAAGATCTTGGTTCAGAGGTAGCTCGAGGTTATTCATTAACAAACTTAGGCTCTGGCCTTTATTCTCTTTTAGGTGATTCTTCTTTAATTAGGGCAGGTGACTTTATATCTTGGGGCAGCTTTTATGTAAAAGTAGAAAGTGTGATGGGTGGTGGTCAGTTTACTTTAAGTTCATCAGACTTAGTGAGTGGAGAGGGTATATGGTCTTGTTTGAGAGGTTATAGGGAAGGTTTAGTTGAGGGAGAGACACCAGACTTGACTAGGTTATCGGGAGAGGTCTTGAAGTCCTATTCAGCGAGTGATGATGTTGAGGTTTATAAGGTTTACTCTACTTTGAGACTAGACGAGGTGAGAGACTTTAAATCTAAGCTGTTAATAAGGAGTGGAGAGCAAGATTGTCCTTTAGTGGTTTTGCGAGAGGAGAATGTGGAAAAGACACCTTACTACAATTATGATGTAGAAGACGTTCATATATTGTCAGACTCTTATAGGCTTAGGGTAGATGGTGTTGATTATAGAGATGGAGTTTCTGTAGACAATCTTAGGTTTATTACTAGCTCTGGCAGGTTTGTTTTTCAGGAGTGGGATGGCGAGACTTGGTTTGAATCAGATTGGGTGACATCAGATGTAATCTTAATAAGAGAGCCTAGAGAAAACTTAGAGGATATTGCAGAGGTCAGTTTATCTGGAGATGATCTTAGTTCACCTTTTGCAAGTCTTGATTCTTTCTTGGTTCAGACTTTGGGTGTGAGCTTTAATCCAACGAGTGGTTCTATAAGTTTCAGTGAGCCTTTGGATTCTGGTATTGGTCTTGAGGTTTTGTATACAAGTCTTGATGGTGAAGATTTGATTGAGACATTGGTTTTTTATGTTTCGGGAGAGGAAGCCGTTAGGCAATCAGACAAGAGATACACATTCAATTCTGAGGGTCGAGATGTAGAGTTTGATCTAAGTCCATCTATTTATATAGACAGTCGTAAGCTTAGAAGTTTTGAATACACCTTTACAGGCTCTCAGATTACCTTTAGAGAGCCTGTAAGTCTTGAGTCTAAGGTCAAGGTGTCTTATGGTGTAAAAAGTTCGATAGGGGGCGAACAGGCGGTTCGTCTTTCGGGTTCGATTTTATCATCTAAGTTTAAGATTGACCAAGGCACAAATACAATCCTAACACCTGTGGACTTAACAGGAGAGATTGAGTCAGGGGATTTGATCAAAGTAGGTCTTGAGTGGTTTGAGGTTTCATCAGTTTCATCATCCGAGATCACAACAACTTTGCCTTGTAGGTCTAATACAGAGGCAGGCAAGCTTTATAAGTTTATAGTACCTCTATTGACCTATGACTCTGTGGACAGACAAAACGCATTTATTTCCTTAGTGGGCTGTGAGCTTCGCTCTAAGCCTAAGAGTCCAGAGTTTACAATCAAAGGAGACTTTGTTTCTTACTTTAAGCCTCAAACTCTGATGAGAGTAGAGGGTGTTTTGTATGAGGTGCTACAATCAACACTGACCGAAGATGGTTATACCTTGATCACTATACAAGGATTTAGTTTTGGTCACAGTTTTACTTCTGACGCATCTTCTTTGATTGTATCATACAGACCTATATTGGAAGAGGGAGAGAAGAATTTGCCTGTTTCAACAGGTGTTATCTCTGAATACCCTTATGTCCTCATTAAATATGATCATTTGAAGGGTTATGGTTACGAGTTATCAGAGGGCAAGGACTACAAGATAGACTTAGAGACAGGTTTAGTGATTCTCGTAGGCTTAGGGGTTTCAGAGTCTACAAGCTATTATTTCTTACATACTGCTTTAACAAGTTTGAACCCTATCTATTTAGCTGGTGGTCGTGCAAGTTACCCAAGTTATGAGATTAGCTACAAGGCTTCTAAGCAGCCTTCTGAGTATAAAGGTTTAAACTTAGAGACTAGTTGTTTTGTATATGCACCAGACACCTTTAACATAAGGGTTGTTGATGAGGATGTTTATGCAGGTGAAGTTGCAGGCAATTTAATCAAGAGAGTTCAATCCTCTAATGGGAATGGTGCAAAGAGAACATTAAATGGTGCAGTGACCTATGGTAGTTCATTGAGTTTCTATGACATTCTTGCAGAAGATGTGGTGGCTCGATCTAGGGTACTGCTTTATGATGGATATGTCTCACCTCTTGAAGATATAATGTCTACGGCAACAGGAGATGTTGTAGGAGACAGAGATGGTCGATTTAAGTTTGACTTAATGAAAGCAGGTCATTGGGGCGGTGCTGGTTTAGAAGATCCTTTAACAAGGGAGATTCAGCCTAGATATGTCCTACAAGAGCTTCTTTATCCTTTAAACTCTGATCTATATCCTAGTGCATTTGACTTAATTAAAGTTGATGATAAGACACCAGATGTTTCTACTCTTAAGAGTCTAATGGAGGATCAGAAGAAGCTTATCATGAATGAGATGGATGATTATGTAATGACCTCTTGGGCTAGAAGCTTAGAGACAGACATTACTTTGCCTTATCCTCATTTGAGGTATGGTCATTTGCCTCAATACCAGCAATCTTATGAGCCATCTATTTTCAGTAGGCTATTTCCCACTGAAACAGAAATTCAAACAGTGACTGTTCCAGGTGATCTTTATTCTGACAGAGATGCCAAGACCACGAATGGTAGTGTAATAGCTTTTGCAGAGAACTTGTCTCTAGGCCAGATAACAAACTTGAGTTCTTTAACATTAAAGAAAAGACCTTCTCGCTTTAGGGTTATTTCATACTCTGCATATGGCTTTCCCGAGATTGATTTACAATCTAAGGGTCAGCCAACTTTTCTTGTATCAGCAGTAAGTCTTGATGATTTTCCTTATTTGAATGGGCTTCCAGATACAGCTAGATTTATTTCAGAGGGTGGTTCTGTACCAGACATTACCACAGGAAACCCAGACTTTGTTTTTCAAGGTTTGAGTATAGGCACACATCTTTCTTTAAGTGTAGGAGATTTTATGCAGCCTATACTTGATGTTAGTGATATTTCAAGGCTAGATTCTGTGTTTGGTCTTGATGTACCACCTAAGCCTAGATTAGCTAAAGTCTCAAAGCTTCTTTCGGGGTGTTTGGTTGTTTTAGATGGCAATTCAGGAACTTTAGAGGTGGCTGGTGTTAGTCTTTCAGATGCAGAGATAGTTCTTGGAGACACTTTATCTGAAAACATAGATCAAGACTTGGATAGTGAGGAGAATCTGAATGTTTACAGAGTCGGTTCAGATGTGGGCTTGAAGTATAACACAGGTGAAATCATAGACATCTCTCTACCTAGCTTTGAAGACCCTAGCTTTCCTTGGAAAGAGATAGAAGATCAGAATGTACCAAAGGGTCTTACAGCTTTAGAGGGCAAGGCTAGCTTTGTATATAATTCAGTAGACCCTTTTATATATCCAGCTTTACAAGGATTGCCTGTAAATGATGCAGGGGATTATAGCTTGCCTTATCTCAAGAGTCTTTCCGAGAGAGATGTACTAGCTGAAAACCAAAAGTTAATCCCTAGAGTTCTCCTTGAAGCAAGTAATAATGGAGTTTTAGAGTCAGTTTACCCAGATGATTTAAGAGATAACAGTGCTCTGATTGCATCTGGCTACCTAACTACAAGTGAAGATTTCTCTGTTGTTTCAGGAGATGCATTACAAAGTCCAAGACAGGGTGATTTGATCTTAATCAAGCCAGAGTCTTTGGGTGCAGGTAGTTCTGCTACAGGGATCTCTGAGTTGGCTTTGGTACAAGGTACGGATTTACTAATGCCTCATTTCCAATCTCCCACAGATGCAAACTCTTTTTCTTTAACAAATGTTTCAGTAGAGCTTGCATCAGATTTAGATAGAGGTGTGACAGTAAGAGAAAGGTTGATCTACAATAATTCAATATCTGCTTGGGATAGCTCAATTACAGATATTTTATTTGCAGGCTATGACAATATAGATTCAATACTCGATAAGATAACAACTGATGGTGGTACTTTAACAATCAAGATCCATGACTATTATGGTCCAGACTCTGTTTTTCAGATTGTTTTAACTTACGATGCTGGTTGGTTTATTAAAACAGTCAACAATGATGGTGTAGAAGTTTTTGCACAGAACATATCAGTGACAGGCTATACAGCTAACAGCATAGAGATAACACAATCTCAGATACCAAACATCTTGACTGTGGCAGAGGAAGTTAATTGGCCATCTAATGCTGCTTGGGAAACTTGGCTTTACAACTCAGTAGCTTTATCTCATTTTTGGGGTGCAGTGATTGCATATAGATTCTTTACTCGACAAGGGTCTGAAAGAGTTGCAGAGATGGGCTTAGGCAATAATTACCCTATAATCTACTTAGACTACAGGCTTGATGTTGAGTTTGGCTTAAGTAATTCTGACTATATTGATTCTAACAGGCTTGATTTTATATCTGATTTCGATTTCAACTCCTTACATTCAAACACAAATGAACAAACCTTGTTAGATGCAGGAGGTGGTCAGACATCTCTGAAAGTCACCTCTGTTTTTGAGATCCTTTCTTCTGGTGTTTTTGTTAAAGAAGAGTCGGGTGGTGGTTTTACTTTAATAGAGTCAGACATTAATACAAACACTAAGATGGGCTATGATCCTTACCTGTTTGATTCTGGGCTTATTGAGGTCATTGACTTAAATAGACTTAGGTTTAAATCTTTACACAACATATCTAGGTCTGACCTTCCTTTATCTTTATTTGTAGGCTCAGAGGTACAAGAGTCTGGTGAGATTTTATCAGGTACAGGTAGGTATGGTAAATACACATCAGTTTTAGCTCCATTTTCTTCTTTTAGAGGTTTCATTCGAGAGATTTCTGAAGATTTAGGTAGCCTTGAGAATGTTCAGATAGGAGACTTAATTTATCTAGATAAAGGTCATGCCTCAGGAACACATAGAATAAGTTCAGTGGAGTTGGTAGATAACTCATCAACTTTTGCTGAATCTTTAACAAACAGTTCTATATTAGGTGCTGTATTCCCTACCATAACAAGTGTGTCTTATGACTTAGGTGTAGCCAGAATAGAGACAGATATGGAAGACCTAAGTTTGCATTTCAATGATGCAGGCTATCGAGAGATTGTAATCTTATTGAATGACAATTACCTTGTTGCCCCAAGTTCAGAGGTTCTAGGTGCTTATGACCAGACTTTCTCAACTTCTGCATTGAGATTGGAATATGATAGCCTAGATGGAAGCTCTTTCTTGGTAAGTTCTGACCCAGAGTATTTAGATGGGCAATCTTTGCTTCTTAGTTCGCTTCCAGCACTTTTAGACAGTGCTGGTCAGACCATTGCTGGTATTCATAAGTTTTCATTTGATACCCTTAAGACTTCTTTAGTCAGCTCTTTGCATATTGTTGATGTAGAGGGTTCTTTTGACTACTCTTTACAAGTAGCTGGTGGTTTAACAGGTACTTCAAGTTCTCTTTCAAGCATATATGATGGTTTTATAGTTTCAGGTCTTTATACTTTGAGGGTTCTTTTTGGGGGTTCATGGTCTGCTTCTTTTGCTTCCATCTTAGATGGTGCAGGGAATGACTATGGTGAAGCCTTTATAACACCAGAGGACATTATAACATTCACAGTGAATAGTTATAGGGGTATTTACTTAGACAATTCTTTCCCAGAATTATGGAGAGATTACAGAGGTACAGAGCCTGTTTTATTGGGTGACCCTACTTCACAAGTTAAGACTTTTTCTGATTACACAGTGAGTGGCACTACAGGTTGGGTAGGTTATGAAGAAGTAGGTTTTGTAGTTCGTAGGCTTAGAAGATTTAGTGAATTATTTACAAGGCTTCATACTACTTTAACAGGCTTTAGATTCCTTTATGATGAAAGATATGGGATTGTTAGCCAGATAGACAGAGTGGGAGATTTAATAAGGTTAGCTTCTGTTGAGGACTACTTTGATTATAGTGGTCAGGGTACTAACATAGGTCTCTTTACAGACACAGTATCTATCGGAGATATAGTAAGGTGTTTTGATGAAGAGGACAATGAAACTCTTAAGTTTAGAGTTTCAGAGGTAGACGACACCTACTTATTAGGTAAGGTCGTTTCGGGTTCTCTTTCAGACCTGCATTCTTACTTTAAAGTAGAGGTTAGGGATAGTTTAGTACCTGAAATACAGTCTTTTGAGAAGTTCATCTCACATGGCTTTGAAGAGGTGTATTCATCAGAGCCTGTAGATGGGATAAGTGTAGACCAAGTAAATGAGCTAACAGACACCAATGTAGATTTCAATCTTCTCTTAAATGCAGATGATCAAGAGTTATATTACTTGATCATAGATCCTCAAGGTTTGCTTCCGAACACTTTAGATGAGTATGGTCAGCCACCTTTAGGTGATGACTCACAGGGGGTGTTTGGTAGCCCTAGTCCTTTGGATGACAATAGAGGTGTTTATAAGATCACTTCATTTACAGCTAACTCTATATCTGTTGAGTTTTATGCAGGAGATGATAATCCAGAAGATTATTTCTTACCATTGGTTAATGGTGTGAGTTCAAATGAACTAAGGGTGACATCTGGTATTGAAAATGGAACTTACACAGCTAACCCTAATTCAATTCATCCATTCTCTTACAAGATATACAAGAGGAAGACCTATCTTAATGATTCTTTAGCAGCTCTTGTTTTCTTCTTTAGAGAGAGAACCTTATCTTGGGCTGATAAGATTAGGCAATTTAACTCTATACCTTTAGAAAGACAAACTTGGGCTTTATATGAAGCAGAAGATTTGATTGATAAGGTAGGGGTTAATGATAACACCCACCCTTCAAATGATTTGTTGATTTCGACAATACTTGGAGATGGTTCATTCCCATTCAGTGATGATATGTTGTCTGTTCCAGACAGAAGATTGCTAGTAGAAGACCCTCAAATGCTTAATGAGGGTCATACTTTAGTGACAGGTATGCCTTCACTGTTTAATTCTGGTCTTTCTATTATGGAAGCTAGAGAGAAGAGAAACAGGTGGATTAAGGTAAGGACTAATACTGTAGAGGGTACTTTACAAAAGCTCTCTCGAATAGATCTGGCAAGCCCAGACATAAAAGCTTTGGAGGACATAGATGAGTGAGAATAAATGGAATCAGACAGAGGGCACTAAGGTCAACTTTGAGGGTACTCAAGTAGGCGATTTGCTTGAAAACCTAATTAAACTCAAAGATCATTTTTCAGAGGAGCTTGAAAAGAACATTGAGAACTTAGAGTATCTTGAGAAGAAGAAAGACTTACTTTTACTTCAAAAGAAAAAAAGGAAAGTGAGGAATAGAGATGCCTGATTCAGATAAAGCTTTTAAAAAACCATCAAGAGACTCTTGGGGTGTCTTTGACCCTTTTGGGCCAGCTAGAAGTGACCTTGCAAAAGTATCTAAAGAAATAAAGCAGCAGACAGATGCTGTCTTTGAAGTAATTTTGTTAGGCTTTGAGTTAGTCAACACAGTCTTAGATTTAATTGCTTCTTTCTTACTAGATATAACAAACCCACTTAAGCCTGTAATAGAGCTTATACTTTCTATCTTAGAATCTTTAATAAATGACATCAAGAAAGCTGGCTTCTATTATACTTATGATAAGGGTTTTACAGAGGACATTGCACAATACTTTGGTGGCTATCCAGCATACGAAGATAGAATTATAAAGAAGCTTTTAAATAAGGATGATTACACAAGGCCAGACTTTTCTGCTGATACTAGCCTTTTTGCAATTAACTTCTTTGCAGGGGTTGGTTTAGAAGGTATTGAAGGCATCTACAAAAATATCATTAAGCCTATTAGCCAGCTCTTAGCTCTTTTGAAAAAAGGTGGTAATGAGGATAAAGCATCCTCTCCGAAAAACTTAGAAACATCTCTCTATAAGGGAGGCTTATTAAAGTACGAAGTAGACTTTAAGAGTAGCTTTACAGAAGATAGTCTTCCAGATGGTGTTAAGGTTAAATGGCAGTTAAAAGGTCAACCCTCAGATAATCCTTTCTTCCCTAGACCTTATTTAGCTCCAAAAGAGTTCCTTATAGCGATCTCAACTAGGAACAAGAATGAGAAGATAGGGTATTTAAAGACCAGAACTCTGGATAGCAACGAGGGAGAGAAAGGTCAGGACTCTAAAACAGAAGTCAAGCTTATTGAAAACCCTAGACAAATACCTGCAAACTTACTTCCTTTGGTTTTAAGTAAGAGTCAGCCTCTTGCAGACGATGCTGAAGTTGTTGGCTTAGAGGTAAAAAACTCTAATCTTAAGACAGAAGATTACAGGTATGCTGTTCTTGCAGAAGAAGATGTCTATCTAAACAAGGCCGAGGGAGTCTCTCTTAAAGATGCTTATAGGGTATATTCGCTAGAAGTCCCAGACAATGAGATTTTTGGCTTCTTAAATGACCCAGACTTTGAAGCTTACTTACCATTAGAAGAGATGAAGATAGGCAATAAACTTGCAGATGATTATTATGTCTCTGTATACTCATACAATAAGCCAGAGGATCAGACTCTTTTCTATGAGACAGTAAGAGATTCAAACCTAAAAAAAGTAAATGGGGTGGAAGAAGATTTAATTGACCCTTATCAATTATCTGGTGTTGAGGTGCTTGGTTTGTCTGAACCTACAGAGATAAAGCATATAGACATACCAACAATACAAAAGTCTGACTTTCTTAGAGCTTTAAGAGAGTTTTACACAATCTATTACCTTTGTAATCTTGAAAGTGTAGAAGCTCAAAAGTATTATTTCAATCAAGAGATGATTTATGGCGAGACTGCAAAGTTCCTTAGTTCTATCAAGGCTAAAGTTTATGATGACTCATTAAGCACTTTTGGTGATAGAGAGATTACTTTAGAGTTCTTTGAAAGCTTCATTGAAAGATCTTTGTTAAACACAACACTTCCAGCAGCAGATTTTATTTCTGCAAACCAAAATTTGATTGATGAGATTAACCAACTCCCTTTCTCTTTCTTTGAGGTTTTAGTTCAAAGCCAAGACAGTGGTGGGAATGAGGATGGTTACTTCAAAAGTAGTACTCCAGAGTATGAAGGCATATTCACTGAATTTGGTGAGAATATGTTTGAAGGTTATACCTCTTTTGAGGATTTGGAAAAAATTTGGGATAACATAGAGATATATGCAGAGTATGAAATCATTGTAGATACATACCCTCAAGGGTTTATTTCTATACTTGAGGGGTCGAACAAAGTACAGAGTTATATAGGTTCATTGCCTCAAGCTAGGAAGATAGTAGAGAATGGTGCTATTTTACTTTATGGAGTTCCCGTAGTTGCAGGTTCTTTTGGAGGTCAGTGGTATAAGTATCGACCTTTTGAGAACACAGACTTGTCTGCTCTTATCTCTGGTTTTGAAGATTTTAAGTCTTTTCTGGATCGCTTTTTTAATGCAACTCAAGGAATAATTGATGAGATCTTAAAGTACATAAAGTTGATTCAGATTCGAATTGAGGAGCTAAGGCTCATCATCTTAAAAATTAAAGCTCTGATAGATGCGATATTAAACTTCAGTTTACCCACAGGTATCTTTGCAACTTACCACATCACAAATGGCACAAATGCCTTAGTTTCAGCTATTTCTAGATCAGAAAACAAACCTCCTATTGGAAATGATGGAGTAGGAGTAGGTGCTATGCTTGTAGCTGGTGGCCTACCTAATATTGTGGTAGATCTTCTTAAGCTTATGATTGGAGGAGATGACTAATGAGTTTTGGTTGGACATGTATGTTTAGAAAAGGCTCTTGGCTTGAGTTTAGAAGGTTTGCACTCAACCAAAGACAAAATGTACCAGATAGATTTCTCTATATCCAAAGAGAGCTAGACAAGATAGGTAATATCACCATTACTTACGAAGAAGCTGATGGTAAAAGGACAGAAAAAAGGACAGGCATTAGTGTTAATAGAGATACCTCGCTAGGTAAGCTTCTTGTTGCATATATCGCACAAGGTGGAAATCCTTTTGATATCTCAATGTTCCTAATGCCAGACTCCTACAAAATTGTAGAAGTTGGTGAAGATGACTCTAATGAGGGTTGGACTGTAGGTGATACAAAGGTTTCTTTCACCCAGCCTTATGGTGGAGTTCTTGCACCTCAAGGTCAGGAAGAAGAAGATTTTAGGGGTGTGGACCAAAGAGGTTGGCTTCCTTTATGGAAGTACTCTCCTCGAAAGTTAGGTAGCGGAGAAGTTAATGTATTTCCAGAAGCTGATGAAGTTGGTGGTCAAGTTTCAAAAGCCAGAGGTTGGATAAGACAAGAGATTGCACAGCTAAGGAATGACCTAGAAGCTAGGATTCTTAAACTTTGTGACCTTAGAGAGCAACTTATGAAAGAAAGAGATGTTATCTTGTATAACACCCTTGCAGGTAGCGTAGCTACACTAGAAACTTTCGACAAAAAAGAACTCTTGGCAGATAACCATTTGAGTTATATCATCACTAACATAGATTTAAACTTCTTCAATGTTAAAGAAGACTACCCTAAAAGAGTTCCCGATTTAAACAACCCTCTAGCTTTAAAGAATCCACTTAGCCTTTATCAGTGTTTGTTAGATGATGTTCCTAATGGAGAAGAAGATAATACTGCTCTTTAATTAATAGGGTTCAAAGCCTTTTTCTATAAGTAGAAAATACTTATACAGAAAGGTTTTTAAAATGAAGTGGTCAAGCGAGGATTTGTTAAAGCTAGAAGTTCTTCTTGAAATCTACCCTATTCACAAGGTAGCTCAGAGTCTTGGCAGAGGAGAATCTGGGGTAAAGAAGAAAATGTCAGAACTCGGCTTAAAAAGTAAGGTCAGAAAGACACATAGAGGCGAGAGAACATGGACTGAGGAAGAGGAAGCAAAGCTAGCTAGAGCTATATATGACAAAAGCTCAACTAAAGGTATTGCAAGATCTCTAGGTAAGTCAGAAAAAGCTATCCGATTAAAGGCTTCTAGGATGGGCTATAGCCTTGAATACAATGCTTGGACAGAAGATGAAATAGAGATGCTCTCTAAGATGGTTTCTGAAGGTCAATCTTGGGAAGATATTTCAAAAGCCATAGGCCGACCTGCTAGTGCATGTAGAAATAAAAGAGATAGACTCTGGCTAGATGTTAATAAAAAAGGTTGGACAGGGAAAGAAGAAAACTATCTCTTAAGAGAGAGAGCTAAAGGTACTTCTTTTGCTGAGATCTCCACTCATTTAAACAAAAGTGTTTTGGCTGTTCGAAGAAAACATGCAAGATTAAAGAAAGGCTTGCTATGAAGTATTTACTATGTTGCATACTTACAATTCTCCCTCTATCTGTTAGTTTAGCCGAGGTTGGGTGTATTGATGAGAATTATTTATATACTATCCCAGAGGCAGTTCGTGTCTCTGCTGATAAGACTATATCAATCATACTCTCTTTCAATGAGCCTATAGAGTGGGTCACTTATGAAAAGCAAGGAAACACACTACTGATTAAAGACTGTTTTACTAGCTCTGGCTCAAGCTCTTTTGTAGGAGAGGTGTTCTTAAAGCAGGAAGCAAAAGGTTTGCGTGTCGTTGCACCAAAAGGCTACACTTTATCATACAAAAAGAAAGGCTCTCTTTTACACCTTACTTTTACGTTATAGGCTCTTTATGGTATTCTGAGATATAACTTGAAAGAGAGATCCAGATGAAACCAAGCAAAGATTTTTATATAGAATGCAATGACGGGGCTTCTAAGTTAAGCCCTCAACAGTTTGAAGAGATTTTTTGCTCTCAATGCAAGAATAGAGAGTGTGTTCGTGCGAGTTGGGGTTATTCTTCTTGGGATAAGAGAATACTAACTCAGGTAGATAGGTTGCTAGACAATCCAAATATAGTCAAGCAATCAGAGTCTTCTAGGTGGGAAGGCATTGCAGACTTAGAAGTTTTCCAAGAGCAACAGAGTGAAACTTGGGGGTCTAGTTCTCAACCTTTGGTTCATATAGAAGAACCAAAGATAGAAGTTAAGCCTACTATAATAGAGGTTAAACCTACCATAGAAGTACAAGATTGTCAGCCCCCAGAGGTTCAGGAAGCAGTGCCTAGAAAAGCAGACAGTAGCTTCAACACACCTGCACAATCCTTTAACTTAGGGGGTCACTTAGAAGAGGTAAAGCCTGTAGTCCAAGACCCTTGGGCAGTATCTAAAACTGTTGCTGTTGGTGGGAAGTTTAAGATGGGTGGCTAATAATTCATTTATAAGCCTTATGTTATCAACATAACACACTCAAAGGGTAAAGATATGATTAATTTCCTTGCTTCTCCAGAGCAATTCTCTGCTCAAGTCAAGCTTGCTTCTGTTGACAGGTCTTCTTTATATAAGATTGCAAACTATCAGTTAAGACAAGCAAACTCAATGCCTAAGGTCTCTAACTGGCTAACTAATGCTATATCTTCAGGTGTGATCTGGGTTAAAAACCTTTATCAGAAGACAGTCAATGCAATCCATGCTGTGACCAAAAAGTTCTTTTTATCTACACCTGTCATCTCGCACCTTACTAATTTCTTTAGAAAGGTAGCTTATAAGAGACTTTTAAGTGCAATGTATGATTCATGGCTGTTGGGTGTTAAAGACAAAATAAACAACAAAAAAAGAACAGCAAAGGCTGTGAGTGTTTATCTAAGCAATCGAATAAAAAAGAGCAAGATGTTCAATGGCAGGCACTTCCGAAGTGCCTATGTTAAATCTCAAGGCACTTTCTATATGGCAGATCCTTTCTATGAAGAATACTTAATGGGCTATGAGGGTAAAGATGAGAACAGTCTTGCTGCTAGAGCTAAGATGGTTACAGACAGAGATATTGGTACAAGAACTGTTTCTGAGGTAGCTAAAGCTGCCTTTGACTCTTTGAATATCTTTAATACTATGTTCCAGCTTATGCGAGATATGGTAGACAATGAGGCATATACAGGCAAAAAGCTGCAAAGAGGAACAGGACAACAAGTTAAAATAACTAAAAGTAATTATACAAACGATGTTATAAGGAGAATTCTCCCTCAATCAATACTCTGGATTGTTGTGGTTGAGATGGGCTATGGAATGCTTCTTTTAAAAGGAATGATCCCTCTTGGTATTTTAGGGTTTTTCTATTACAGTGGCTCAGAAGCTTTCTTCCAAAAAGGCTATGTGGTTAGACATTTCTCTAAACTTTTCAAAGATAAGAAATACTTTGAGTCCAACTTTGAAGAAGTTCTAGGCAAAAAAGTCTTGAGGAAAGATGTGTTTGTTTCGAACTCTTTAGGTCAGCTTGTAAATCCATCTGAGGAAGAGCTAGAGGATATAAGAAAGGAACTAGATAATGATTAATTTTCTAGATGACCCTAGTGTTTTCAAGGCAAATCTAAGGTTTGCTTCGGAAGATAAAAGAACCCTTTATAGGATTGCTAACTATCAGTTCAAAGAAGCAACTACTATAAAGGAAGCTAAAAACTTTATAACAAATCTTATAGACTCAGGTGTGGCTAAGATTGTCGGTGTTAGGACTTTCTTTGCTAACATTCTCCATAAGATTACAAAGTTTATATTCATATACACACCTATCATTTCACACCTAACTAAGTTCTTTAGAGCGATTGCTTTTGAAAGACTCCTTGAGGGTATGTATGACTCTTGGAGAAGAGGTGCTTTAGATAGGAAGAATGAAAAACCTAAAAGAGATGAGGAACAGTTGCTTTCTTATCTTGCATGGAAAGTTAAGAATAAAAAGTTTGCAAAGCTCACAACTCAAGTTTCTGGCTCTTTCTACCAGACAGCTCCTTTCTATGAAGAATACTTAATGGGATATGAGGGTCAGCCTTCTTCAGAGTTAAAAGCTAGAGCTATTTCTGTTGCAAGAAGAGATATCGGTACAAGAACTATTTCTGAAGTAGCTAATGCAGCTTTGAATACTATTAACCCTGTTAAAGATGCTCTTATTGCAAAAAAATATTGGGGCAGTGAGTCAAAAGGCTTAGGTCCTTTTATATCTGCTGCTGTAAAGACTTTCATGATAGGAATGGTTTTCCCATCTTTAGCTACCTTCCTCTTTAAATATGGTTTGACACTTGGGGTCATTGGACTTTTCTACTACAATCCAAAAGAAGCATTCCTTAAGAGAGGGAAAGCTTGGGCTAGGTTTAAGAAAGTACTCTCTGGAACAACAGACATGTTTGTTGATAACCAAGACCTTGATGACTTTATCCCAGATAAGAATGTATTTGTAGAGGATGCTATGGGTGATTTGAAGGAACTTTCTAAGGTAAACCCTAGAACCTTTCAAAAAGATTAATGAAGCCAATAAAGTATAAGCGTAGAGTCAAGCCTTCTTGCATACTACCCTCTTCTTATATACGAGGGTTCTATGATAAAGACCCCGAAACTTTAGAGAAGTCTAAAGCTTGGGTAGAGAAGAATGGCTTGGTTATACTTTTTACTAATCGAAAAGCTTTAGGGCATGAGAGAGTTTGGCTTGATGAAGATGGTTTAATCTATATCGGTTGGACTAAGCTACCTCATAAACCTGACTTGCTACTTTGGGTGTCACAAATTAATCCTTTGTTGGTAAAAGAATACAGTTCCAAGACTAAAAAAGAAACGTTCAAATTTTTAGAGGGACATGAGATCTTTTTCTATAAAGATTGAGTACACAATCGGTATAATCAAATATAAACCATAAATTAGGAGGTTCACAATGAGTGACATTACAACAAAGATTGCACAACTACAAAGTACCCTAGCAGCCCTTAATGAGGATGCACAAAAGACAGACAATGGAAACAAGTCTGCTGGAACAAGAGTTCGTAAGGCTATGCAAGAGGTCATTGCTTCTTGTAAGGAAGTACGAAAAGATGTTCTGGAGGCTCGCAAGAACGAAGAGTAATGTGGGAATGCATTTACTCTGAGGAGCTTCTGATGTGCTTCTGCTATTGGGTAGAAGTAGCTGTCTCTTAAAGCCCTGTTTCTCTTAATGAGAGCAGGGCTTTTTTTATTTTGTTTATCGAAGACCCTTTTCATATAGGGGGCTGTATGAAAAAACAACTTATAAAGAGAATTGCAATGAAGCACATGGCTAAACAAAAACTAACATTTATGAAGCAGTATCAAAAAGACCCTCCATTTGGAGAGTTGGCTTCTGTTAGTCTCATGTCTGGTGATGGCAATCGTTTAGGGATTGTTGAAGGGTATCATAACATATACCCTGACATCACAAGGTTTGCTTGCTATGACGACATAATGGTTCTTGTAAACAAGTACCCTCAAATGAAAAGCTCTAAAGGAATTCGTATTGTTGAAGTCGATAGAAGTAGGATAGAGCAAGAGCTTAAGGGTCAAGGGTATGGCACTAAGATGTATCTCATGTATGCAAAACTCCAATGGGATAGAAATGGTAGTAATCCTTTTATCTTCATTCCACAGGAATGTAATGATGAGGGTGGGAGCACTAGTGTAGATGCTAAAAGAGTGTGGAGTTCCCTCGCTAAAAACCACCCTTCCTCTGGTGACTGTATTGCTATCTTAAAAAGACCTTAAGGATTATCTGTAATGAGTAAAGAAATAGCTCTAGCTGCCTCTTATCTGGCTATCAAGTCTTCTTCATATTGTAAAACATCAAGCCTTGTGACAAGAGAGTTAGATGTTAGGTCTTTGAGCGTCTTTGGAGAGGGTATTTTAAGATTTGGCAGTCACACCAAAAAAGGTCTTCTTGTTAAGAAACTTAAAGAGATCTATCAAGGCTTTCAAAAAGCCCCTAACCTGTGGCAGATTTTCAAAGACAAGTTGGGAATCACTGCTGGTATTGATATGTATTGGCAACTCTCCAAAAAGTTTCAAGTTTTGCTTGATAGGGGCAAAGATTGGTGGAGAGCTACAGCTAATAAGCTAAAGAAAAAGAGTAAGCTAATACACTTCTTGTTCTTATATGCATCTGATGCCCCTACGTTCACCTCGATAGTTCAGTCTATTATCAACAAGTATGGTGGATATACAGGAAAGCTTGGGAAGTGGGTGGCTTCTTTTGTTAAACCTATTACAGGTAAGTCTCGTAATATAGGGGAGTGGCTTGATAACTTTGCAAAAAAACATCCTTTGTTAAAGCTAATTACTTGGCCTGCTAAAGCATATATTTTCTGGTTTATCTGGATCAATGTTTCAGAGATAAGTTGGAAGATAACTGACATATTGACAGGGCTTTTAGGGATGATTGATTGGGTAGATTTGATAGATAGCTTACCAGAGTCTGGTTTAGGTCTTGTCTTCGGCATTCTATTCCCTTCTGTTCCATCTGGCTGGATTCTTAAGTCATTAAGTATAGGTTGGAATGCTATCTTAGTCCCTGCATTTGCTTTTCAATTATATGCTCTCTACACAAAGAATCTTGTAGATGAATATGGTAAACCAAAAGTACATTTAGATGGGGGTCTTGTATGAGCAATAAACATTTTGTACCTGGTCACCAGATACATACAGCAAAAGAAGTAAACCCAAATGAACCTAACTCCTTAGAACCTCATATGGGTCATCTTTATCTTGTTCTCATTGCAGCTATCATCAGCTTTGCAGTCACTCAAATTGTGAAGCCTTTTTTGTGGAAGTTTTGCAATGGTATGGCAGACTCTTTTATAAGGTCCTTTGCAGTTTTAACAGGTGCTTTTGTGGCATACACTCTATCTGACCCACTCCAAATGGTAGATATATGGATGGGTGCTTGTGCAGGTGTTTTAAATGCATATATTGTTAAAGCCTTCAAGCAAAAGATTAAAAGCACTCTTACATTAGAAGAAACACCTAAGCCAGAAGAACCCAAAAAAGAAGATTAGTCATAGTCTATTTATATCTCCAATTGAAAAACATTTAGGAGATATAGAATGGCTCTCAACTTATATCATTACAAAGCAGAGGTACTTTCGGTCTATGACGGAGATACCATCACAGTCATGATTGACCAAGGCATGAAGCACTTTGCTAGAGTCAAAGTTCGCATGATTGGCATCAACACACCTGAAATAAGAACTAAAGACCTTGAAGAAAAAGAGAGAGGGTATGCTGCTAAGGACTACCTGAAATCTCGTATCGAGGGTAAGACCATTGTCATTAACACTGTTAAGAAAGGCAAATTTGGTCGCTGGTTAGGTGTTATATGGATTTACGAAGATGGTATGGAAGAACTAGGTGAGTCTTTAAATGATGAAATGATTCGTGTAGGCCATGCTGTATCATACGATGGGGGTAAACGATGAGATTAGCAAAGAAAGTAGCTCTCAGGTACGCTAAGAAAAACAGGTACACTATTGAAGAAACAGATTGGACAAGATATGACGCAACACATGGTTTTGATTTGATCCATAATGATGAAATAGTAGGCTCTATCGAGGGTGCTCTCCACTATATAGAGGTATCTGATTTCGATAACTTTGTATGCAAAGAGGACATGGAAATCTTATGGGAACTGTGGAGCGATTCTTTCCCTGCAAGCACATGGGAAAATGGTATTCCTGTTTTTGAGATAACAGAATCTAACCTAGATGAAGAGCATCGAAATAAAAAATGTGGCATATTGATGTATAAAACCATTGCAAATAAAGTAAGAGAGGATGTTGGAATCCCTATCTTCTTTATTCCTAACTATTGTCATACTAGAACTACTTCAGATAAAGCTATTAGAGTCTGGAAGTCTCTAGCTAGAAAAAACCCCAGCAGTGGAGATGTTATATTTCTACATGAGCGTAGAATTAGAGGCTAAGATATGAATATTAACAAAGAGATAGAATTTGATGAATACTTGAAAAGACTACCTTACCAGCCTAGTGGTGAAGCTTTAGAGAGACATAGGGCTGACTTTGATAAGAAGTGGCCTAGTCTCAAGAAGCTAATAGAGGATGGTCATAAAGTTGAGAAGATATGGTCAGAACTTAACTACAAAGTTTTGTCTTATGGTAAAGGTATGTTTTCTAGCACTTATAGTCCAGAAGACCTATCAACTAAAGATATGAAGAACATATTTTATACCATGAAGAAGATAGATCTTAAGGCTATAAACAATTCTTTACACCACCACTATTATAGTCGAGTTCAAAATAAAGCAAAGGACTTGTATAAGATTAAGACTACCATAGATGATATTGTCAAAGAGCGTACTAAAAAGCTAAAGAGAGTAAGGGATTTAATCAAAGGCTGGACTGAAGAAGCAGAGACAGCTTCTTCTTTTGATGCTCTTGATAAGATAAAACAAGGCATATATCGAGAAAAAAACAATTTAGGAAGACTAGAGCTTCCCATATTTAGAGAGCTTGAGCCAGAATTTGATAGGCTATGTAAAGTCGTTGAAGAGAATGACAGCCTTGCAAATATAGCTGGTAATAAATGGAATCGTTTTAAAAGAGACATAGGTGGCTTCTTCGGAATTAAAAAAGCACATAATGAAAGAGTTGCAATTTTTGGCAAAGACAAAAAGAAACCGAAAAGCAAGCCTGAATCTAAGCCAAAAAAAGTTGAAAGAGTTCAATTTGAAGGTAAAGACTTAGCTCTTTCTACTGTTAGGTCTTATGCATCAAAGAAAGACCATCCTCTGAATAGTAAAGCTGTTGCGTTTATGAAAAAACACAACAAAACAAGGTGGACTGATCAAGTTGTTAAAAGCTCTGAACATTTACCTACATGGGGGCCAGCTCTCGCTACTCCTATCCAAGCAGCCTTTGGTAAAGCACCGAAAGCTATTGGTAAAGCTATGCTAGATGGCACTAGAGACCCTCGAGATTCGTTCTCTGAGGGTTTTAGTCAAGCTGCTCAAGTTGACACCAAGAAAATCTCAAACTCTGTTAAGAAAGCAATCTCCGCAGTTTTTGGAAATAGTGTCAATAAAGAAAGCCAGACTAAGATTAGTGAAGAAATCACAAAAGGTAGGCAAAGTGCTATGTCAGCTATAGCTGAAGCTACAAAAGAGCTTGCCATTGGAGCTAAAGAAGTGTCAGAGGGTCTGCTTTGGGGCACTTTCAACGCAGGCATTTCAGGTATAGGCAAAGTTGTTGGTGGTAGTGCATTCTTAGTAGGTAATGCAGTAGACAATGCAATGAGAGTTGCTGCTAAAGTCAACTTTGAAGATGCCCTTGCTCAATTTTATGGGAACATAGGTAAAGATGAGCTACTAGCTGTTTCTCAGTTTATTGATGAAGATGGGAACTTTGATGCAGATGGCTACAGGGCTGAAATGGAAAAAGCTGTTGCTGAAATCAAGGCACAGGTTCAGAAGTATGTTAAGTCTGTAAACCAGAAACAAAAGGCAGGTAAAGCTGCCTCTGAAAAGATGCATATTGCTTCAAGTGCTCTACAAAATTTAAAGTCAGAGATTAAGAACCTCAAAAAATTCTTGTAAAAAAAAAAGCCCTGCCTTCCATTTCTGGGAAGCAGGGCTTAAAAGCAAATTGTTTTAGAGGGCATTGGTAAAGAATTAGATCTCGTCTTTGTGCTTACTTAAAAGACTTTCAATGTGAGAGATACGCTTCTTTAGCTTGTTAATAGAAATACCATGAGACTCAGCCCATTCTTCAAGATTTGAATAACCACCTTTACCTTCAAGGATTTCAAGGAAAAGCTGGTATCTATTCTCTGTCTTTTCAACACTCCCATAAGACCTCAAAAAAACTTTTTTAACAAAAGCATGCACACTTTGCAGGTGTAGCTTTTGATAAGGGTCTTCATCAACATAATAGTCAGGCTCTCCTGTTGTAGAACCTGTTTCCTCATTAAACTTGTGGACTACTTTAGCTTCTTGTAGGCCAGAAGCATCTAAGTAAGCAAGATCATGTTCATGAACCTTTTCATGGGTGATTTCACTTTGAGTCCGAACACCATAAACTCTTGAATGAGCATCTTGTGCAGACTTCATAGAAGCTCTCTGAATAAACTGTCTGTACCACCAATAAAGCACTGAGTTGTTGATCTTCTCACCGCTATTGATCTTTGTAGCTAAGGTGTTTCTTTTACAGAGGTCTGTGACCCATCCCATGAAGAAATCTTCATAGTTGTCATAGATGATGTCACCTGTCTTGATATCCTTAGAGGCTGTCTTGATACAGAAGTTCTTTATCTTCTCAAACCGATTTGACTCAGCATCGAAAATCCACTTCTGGGTTTCATTCCAACTATTAAGCTCTTTTGCTTTGGTTGGATTGCCAGATAATCTCTTTCGTGATCTCTTTTTAAAGAGCTTGTATTTAGAGACTTCTCTGTTTAAAGAATCAAGTTCATAGAGGAAATTGAATGAGGGCTGGATGTTAAGAATAGTCAACTCTTTGAGAATAGGTTGGGTACTCTCTACCGAGATATTAAACATTTACACTCCTTGTTTTTACTTTAACTTTGACTTTGTTCTAACGGAACTTTGTCGTGATGTGTTATTGATTATATACACTTATCAATAAAAAGCAAGGGGTACAGTTATCTTTTGTAAATCTTTTATAAGAAAGAGTAGACAAGGGAGGGATTACACATGAGTCCATATTTAAAGTTAGTTGACATTATAAGCCAGAGAGATAAGCAAGCTTCAGAGAATCTCATCAAAGCAGCCTCAGAGATGTGGCTTAAAGAAGCTTTTTTGAAAGACCTTAGCGACCCTTTTAATAAAGAGACTTCTCAAAGGTACTTTTATTACACTGCATGGTCCACTTTATTCGCTCTTGGTCAAACAGAATTAGAACCTACAGACTCTACTTTACCTTCGGACTTTCGAGGGCTAAGAAGACAATTAAGAAGAAGAGACAGCTCTCTTGATAAGATGATTATGGATGAGTGGAATGGTTCTGGTGGTGCTGAATGGGCTACTATGCTTAGTAAATTAGCATCTACATTTAGAGGTTCTTTTATGGACTTAGGTACAGACCTTTTCTCTAGATATTTCTTAATACCTCATGGCAGAAATAAGAGCGAACCTGAAGCTTCTCGCTCTAGTGCTGGTAAGACTCAAATGGAGCTTAATGGTGGTGTCTGGTACAGACTCAACAAAGACCCTAGTAAGTTTACAGACATTGCATCTGCAATTAAGTATGTTGGCAATTATATTAGAAGAGTATATGACCCAAAAAGTCCTCACTTCACCAAACGAGAGATCATGCCAGGTGACTTAAAGAGGAAAAGATATATTGTAGACTTAAACACAGACGAAAATGCTTATGGTGACCCAATTGAAAATATAGAGGACACCTCATCAAATACAACTGTCTATGACCAAATGGAACTCTTTGATGGCACAGACCCTTTAGTTGCTCAAAAAGAAGTAGATAATCTTATCACCAGAGCTTTAGAGGGTAAGGCATTTAAAGAGAACGCAACATATAATATGTCTGCAAATATGCTACAAAAGAAGAAAGATCTCTTATTCTTGTCTGCGAGTGTATGGAGAATGCTTGATGAAGATTGGGCTATGCTTATCGCTAAGAGATGGGATGAAGATATAGTTCAAGATATAGTAATGACTTGTAGTGAGGTGTCTTCGAGGAAGCTTGCACCAATGATCATTAAGAAATACAAGTTTATGAGCATTGGACAACTTAGGCTCTTTGCTTCTTTTGTTGATAATTGTATGGATGCAGATGCTAAAATCTTTAACCCTAAGATTAAAACAAAGGTTAAAAAAGGAAAGTCTGACTTTGCAAAAAGAATGAGGAAGAGAACCAAATCTATTCCTCAGTGGGTCAACTTGTTCTTGGCTGTTAATGGTGGATTCACCTATCAGGGAATCAAGATTGAGGGTGATCTGCACAGTAGCTCTAAAAAATGGGGTACTTCAATGGCAAATATTGCAGAGAACAGCACAGAGCCAGAGGATTACATTGCAGCCTTGTGGGAGTCTTGCAAACTCTGCTTGCCTATAACTACTATGGGAGTTACACCTGCTAACTTCAAATCTACAATGATGAAGTATATTGACATATATTTGAACATCAGAGAAAAAGAAATGCAAAGGGGAGATATTCAACTCTCTGTTGTTAATAGGATCTACAAAGATAGGGTAAAGTCTTACTTTAAAGATAGTGACAAGAGCTACCCTTACTCTCTTGTTGCAATCCCTATGGCAGAGGGTGTTCGTATGAGCTTGATCTTATCTGTTATGCCACATACCTTTGAAGAAGAGTTGACAACATCAAACATAGTGACTTGTACAGGTCTGTTAGAAAAACTCTTTAGCATCCCACAAAATGTAGTCAACGCAGTAAGAGATCTCTCTTCAGAGTTGGTTGTTGATGATATCATCGACATTGTAGAAGAAGAAGTTAAAGCATCTAGTCGTGAAATCTCTGTCGCAAAGACACCTTTATATTAATATGTCTTTTATGTCCCACAAGGAATGAATCTTTATCAGATAGGAAAACGTAAAATGAGAAGAACAGCAGCACAACAAATCAGATCTCTTGAAATGAGAATCGCCAGGCTTGAAAAAGAAGCTGGACTATTTGACATTTTTGGAGATAAAATTAAAGAAACCCTTAAGGCAATAGCTAACGGAACAGGAGATGCTCTGGTAGACTATGGTCTTGCAAACACCAAAGGTGATGATGGCTACATCAAAAAGCCCAATAAAATATACCAATTAGAGGCACGAGGTCATATCAAAAATGATAGACAACAACTTATGTTTATTAATGTAGAGCTTGATAAGGAGCAAGACCTACTAAGGGTTTACTTAACAAGTATATACACCAGAGAACAATTTAATTTAGTGGTAGTGCCTAACTTCTCTTCTGAAAACCCTAAATTCATCATCCAGAACATTAAAACTATCGTCAAAAATAGCGTTAGAACACCTCGCCAGCGTCAAAAGATCATGGCTTTATATCAGTACTAACGTTCTCTCCAGATTAAGTCTTCTATCTTCATAACAATAGTACCTAGCTCTCTTTGACCAAATTCTTCAAATTCGGATGAGCAACTCTTTTGAGGTATGCAGAAGATATAAGACTCTGGTGTATAAAATCTTCTAAGGCCAAAGCCAGAATTTCCAATGTTTACAATTATGTAATAGGGCACTGTTTGAGATAAACCTAAAAGATTTCCCCCATAGACTATCTTGCCCTTTAATCTGTTAGTATGGCTGTTAGTATTAACAGGCTCTGTCAGTACATATCTCTTTGAGCCAATCTTTTGATTAATCTTGCTAACCATATTCTTAACTTGGCTGTCAGTGTTCCTAAAGAACTTCTTTAAGTCTTTAAAAGAATAAGAAAAAGGCAAAAAGGAATCTGGCAAGCGTTTTCTCCAAGAAAGCTCTTTTTTGTAGTAGTCTAGTACTTTTAATATCCTATCTCCATAGAAGACCTTAAATGTATTTTCATTAAGATATTTTTTTAGTTCTTTGACTTTAGACTTATCATATCCAATTTCTTTTCCTTTATTGATTTGGTCTTCTATGTTTTTTAACAGAACATCAAACTTCTCCATGTAAATAGGCACTTTAGTAATCAGCTTTTTGTTAGTAACATCAAATTTAGTTGTTGGACTAACATAGAAAAGATCTTCCTTACTTTCTCCAGCACCTCTTAGATCAACACCTCTAACATCAGCACCAGATAAGTTGGTTTGCTTAATTGTTGCCTTACCAAAGTCCTTGGTGGCTCGAAGATCCACATTTTTGAAGTCCACTAAGGTGAGGTCTGCACCACCAAAGTCTACTATCTGTAAAGAACAGTTTACAAACTTTGCACCTGTCAGTGTTGTGTTATTAAAACTACAGTTGACTAGAGTGCTACCCGAGAAGTCTGACCAAGATAGGTCTAAGTCATCAAATATAACATCTTCCAAGTATAAGTCTCTTGCTTTGGTCTGGGTCATATCTTTGATTTTTGTTCTTCGATCTTTACTAGGACTGAGATCTAATTTCTTGGTTTTGTTTTCTAAAGGCTCTTTAAATTCTTCAAAATCCTTAGATCTTTTTAACAACCACCGCAAAGCAAAAAGCTTGCCCTGAAATGCCAGAGCCCTATATCTTTTAATGTCTTTGATTTCTTTGGTAGCTTCAAATTCTTCGTATGCTTTCTCCTTGCCTTCTTCACTCAGTTCATTAAAAAACCTAACTTTTCTTTCTTCTATAGGATCAAAGAAGCCACCTGCCTCTTCTTCTTCAAGAATCCATGCATTAAACTTTTCATTCTCTTCTCTTATAGCGTTGTATTTACTCATAGATGAACTCCTTTATTTAGCAAAAGTGACAAGCAATAGATTAACTATCACTATGTCTTTTATTAAGCCTATACTAAAAAAGAGAGGTTAACATGAGTTCAACTAAAGATTCCTTAGAAGTTTCAATCAACCAGTCTCAACAAAGAGGTCGAATTATTAAACCCTCAATAGATAGTGCTTCTCTTTTCGGAAGCTCTGAAAGAGGTATACTTATAAACTCTGCCTCTGGTTTTGGAGATGGTGGCATTATTACCCTAGAATCTGGAGACTCTTTTGATGGTGCTGGGGGTGAAATCCTATTGCATGCAGGAGAGTCAAAAACAGGCGGTGTCGGTGGGAAAATAGAGTTGATTTCTGGTACAGGAGTTAGCTCTGGTCGAATACTTATTAAAAGTGGAGAGTATGCTACTCCTCTTACCCTCTCTGAAAGAGGTCACATATATGTCCAAAGTGAAGAAAGACTAGAGCTTAGGTCTGGAGATGATATTTTAATCTCCCCTGTACCTAAGCCTACATACACAAGCTTGAATGCAAATGTCTTAATCTATGGTCAAAGTGACAATACAGGAGATGATCCAGGCCGTATTGATGTAAGAGGGGGCAATATGGCTCTCGATGGATCTTACTTTAATAGAGCTGGAGATGTTAATATTTTAGGTGGTAAAGCAAACAATGGTTTGCAAGATTCAGAAACTTGGGGTGGCTACATTAACTTAATAGCCTATGGTTATGGGAATCTTACAATGGATGCCTACTATGTAGATATAAAAGGTAGAGCGTCTGGTGTTAATTTACACACTTCAGATCGAACAGACCCTAGTGAATTTACAGGTGGTATTTCTATCAGTACAGGTAGTTTCACAGGCTCACTATACGGTTCTTCTAGTAGTGGTGACCTTTCTATCAAAACTAGCAATTCAAATAGTGGAACTGCTGGCTCTATAAATATAGGTACAGGTAAAACAGATCAAGGTATTGGTGGAGATATAGATATAAAAGTAGGCGATAACTATTCTGGTGGCACAGCAGGTGGTTTAACCATAGAGGGTGCTTCAGGATTTACAGATTCAAGTGGTGGTGACATTCATATCTACAGTGGCGATTCAAATCTAAGTGGCACACCTGGAGATGTTGTTATCGGAGCTGGTACTGCTGATGAACCTACCTCTAAAGATGCAGCAACTAAAGGAAAGGTTTTTATTCGAGGTGGTGCTGTTGAAGACTTTGATTTCTCTCTTTTGGATAGTGACTTTGCATATGCAGGAGATGTATTGATTGAGGGTGGTAGCTTCTTAGGTTTAAATAATGGCAATGGTGGTATCTTTGGAGGTTCTGTGACCATTCGAGGTGGTGCTGTTAGTGGCAACAGTATTTTAGAAAAGAGAGGTTCTGTTGCTATTGATGGTCGCACAGTAGATGTTACTGGAGATGATGAAATAAATATTACAGCACCAAGTGTGACCACTACTGCTGCTAGTGGTTTGATTGAATTCTCTGCTGTTAGTGGTTCGATTGAAACTACGGCAGAGAATATAACTACTACAGCCACAGATACTGTATCACTTTCAGGTCTTGGTGTGGAGATTGATGCTGGTACTAATGTCACAGTATCTTCAAGTGCTATTGTCTCGGATGCACCAAACAAATTAATGGCTCTAGGTGCTAATAATGTATTGAGAGCTTTAGGTATAAGTATCTTAGGTTCTGGGTCTGTTTCTTTTGACATCAATCTGAACTACCATGTTGATGTGATTCCTTTATTCTTTCAAGATGTGACTTATAATTCTGGAGGATCTACAGACATTCGTATGGGTCATCTAAATAATAATGAAAACACCCTTTTCTATCCAGAGACTACAGAAGATTACACAGGTCTTTACAGCCCCATAGACTCAAGTGGGAATCTGCTATATGATAATGTTAAAGTCTTATCTTTTGTGACTTCCACCAGCTCTTTTATGGAGATAGATGGGAGTCCTTATCTTTATGTTGGGGCTTCCTTTGTGTATGCGACAAAACGCTACCTGCAACTGAGGTATAGTGATGCTGCTGGCCATTCTAGTGTTTTAGGGATTGCAAACTACAGTAATGGCTCAATAAGTATTAAAGTCAATTACATTGTAATCGCTTAATACTCTTTATATGACACTCGATTGAAGAAGGAGTTCTGTTATGAAGATAAGATATAAAACTTTTAAGACAAGAGAAGGTACTTTTTTAGAGGTCTATGGCTCATCTCTTGATATAATGAAAGTAGACGCTCTAGCTAAAAAAAAGGGGATTTATGCAGGAGACTACCTTTACAATAACTCTGGTGATGTTATAGGCCGACAGTATTACAAATATGAGAGAAGTCCTTATGGGGGGCTAACTTCTGTTTATCCTGATGACTTTGTTTCAAACCTGCCTATAAAAATAGCAAAGGTCGTTTCTAAAGAATTAGAAATGTTAAATAAGATTGAAGAAAAGAAACCAGGTGCTATAAAGAAATCTCTAGGTAGTCGAACTGTGAGAAAGATAATAGAGAAGCTATACAACATTAGTGAACTAGAGAAGATAGAAGATCTGAACAAATCATTAAACCCATTAAAAATAAACCCTAAAGATTATAGGATTGCTCTTTACAATAGTTCTAATCTCTATGTGAAAATATCTTCTTACAAGAGAGACTTTGAAGAGACTTGGATAGGGTTCTTAGAAAGCAATTTCAGCAAGTACACCAATATTAAATATCTGAGTGATGTAATAAAAAAGAAGTTTGGTCTTGAAATAAGAGCATTCTATGACAAAGTTCTCTATGTCCAAAGAGATATCTTTAAGAAGAAAAACTTCTTGTTTGTTCTTGTTGCTATAAGAGACACAGAAGAGACTCTCTTAAAAATTGAAGACCAATTTAAGAGCCACCTTTCAAAAGAAAAGGTGGAAAAACGAAATCAAGATATGAAGTTCTATGAAAAGAGCCTAAAAGATTGGGAGCTTGAGACTCCATATAATGAGCAAAGATATTCTAAAGAAGTGCAGTTAGCTAAGAATAAGCTTATCTCTTCTATAGAGGATTATCTTAACAAAAAGTGTATGGGAGTAACCCTAAGCAAGATTGCGGAACAAAAAAGAGATCACCTCTTACAAAAGTTCCAGACTTACTAAGGACTCTCCCACCAATCATCAAAAGAGCCCCACTCTATTCTTTCATAGAAGTGCTTGGGTATATTACCTACACAATCATAGGTAAACCATTCTCCATTGCTTCTAACTTTCCACTCTCTTAAATGCTCATGGAGTTCAGACTCTCTCCAGCCCTCTTCTTTAAAAGAAGCTATAAGCTTAAGCTTATTTGGAGAGCCTGTCTGGAGTTGCTTCAGTCTTTTTTCTGGGTTCTTAGATCTTCCTATTTTAATCATCCCTGTCTTTGCAGATTGAATGAAATAAAGGTCATCATTTTTCTTTCTTCTCATTAAAGTTCCTCATCTAGTATCTTATCTAAAGCATCTCCCTTAGGGGCAGGCTTGCTTTTGGCTGTACTAGATTGAAACTGTAAAGGCATATCAAGAACTCGACCAGCAGGCCATGAAATCTGAGCTTCAAAGTTATCGAAAGGAGCTTGATCTCTAGACTTTAGGCATTGATACTTAACCTGTGAGTTCTGCTTCATGTCTTCACCAAACCAACTTGAGATAACCACATCCGCAGAACGCTCTGCTTCATTTGCATAACTCAAGTGAGTTAGGTTATAAGAGCCACCATTCTTTTCTGCTGACTTGAAGCCCTCACGACTAATTTGGAACAAGCAAAGAATAGGAATACCCTCACCTCTATTGAAGCCCAGAGCAGTCTTTTTAAGGTCACGAATAACCTCATTAAGCCTGTCTGTTGTACTAGCTACCCATCTTCTAGGAGATACCAAGAGAGCGTGGTCTACTACAATCATCTTTACTGACTCAGATTGTGCAATCGCTTCTGCTCTTGCTCTTAAATCTTCAACTGTAAAGTCCATCAAATTAGGGTCAGCTACTTCAAATCGAAGTGAGCCATATTGACCAGACTTAACACCATCATTGAGATCTTTAACAACCTCTTTCATAAATGCCTCTTCGTCTTTGGTCAGTGTACCCTCTTTAATCTTCTTAGGGTCTATACAGACATCTGTCTGACCTGTTTGAAGTCCTAAAGCAATACGCTTCTTTCTAAACTTAGGGTGCATTGAGTGGTAGGTGTAGATAATCCTTCGACACTGTGGGTAGTGCATCTCTAATGAGAAGTAAATGGTGTTAGTGCCACCATAGATTGCTTGATTATAAACCCAATTTAAAGAGCTAGTTGATTTCAAGTGACCTGTAAAAGCTGCTAAGATATAAAGCTCTTTCTTTTTGAAACCACCAATAGCATTGTCAATGACAGATAATCCTGTCATTGGTCTGATGTCTAACTCACTGTTCTTAGCTTTCTCATAAGCATCCCAGAAGTCATCACCATCACTAAGTGCTTCTCCACCAATACGACTACCAAAAGTAGGTGTGTTGATTTTTGAGATCTGGTTCAAGAGGTGATTACTAGCATCCCTTGCACCTTTTAGAGTTCTCTTAGTCTTACCCTCTTTAATTTCAAGACCTGACTTAGCTATCATCTTAGCATCAGCAAGCATAGAAGCTAGATTAGTAAGCCTACCCTCTTCAACAGACTTTTCTATTAGAGAGATAAAGTCACCTCGATAAGCAACACTTTGTGTACTTATCTGCTGTATCCTATCCGCTTCATCAAAGCTCTGGTTTTGCTCAAAGTAATCTCGAATACTTTTAGCATTAGGTAAGTGACCATGCTTTTGACTAAAGTCTTTGATGTACTCATAAATATTTACATCAGAGGGCATATCGAATCTTAAGACAGACTCCCTCAAAGTAATAAAGTTTTGGTACATTAGTTTTTCATTATCACCAGAACTTGGTGATGGAACAATACTTCTTAAAATATTACTCATTACAGCTTAACCCTCTTATGGCTTCCTAAAGATGTAGTTGTTCTACCACTACCTGTTTTTTGCTTTGTCTTTTTCCCCTCTGGGGTGGTTAGGATAACCTTCTCCCAAGTCTCAATCATATCCTCTAAAGTTGGACTCCATGAAAGATGTCCTTCTTCAAGAGGTTTATATGGTTCTTCTACCAACCAAGTAGGCTTGTTTAAGTGTTCTCTAATTTCAATGGCCTCTACCAAGACTTCTGGCATAGCAGAATTTCTTGCCATCTTAGTACCAAGTCTTACAACTAATAATTGTGGAGACTCTGCTAGGTCTTCAAGAGAATAAACTTTTAACTCTCTTTGGAAATCTGGGTCAGCAACTGCAATCCCTTGCACATGCATACTTCCTAGCCAAGCTGACATTAGAGTGTGGTCACCAATGACTTTGTAAAAGTGAGAGGGTCTATTCTGCTTTGCAAAGCAGGTTCTCAAATGCATCCTCAAAATATCTTTCTCTGAAGATATAACAAGGTTCTTAGAGAACAACTTACTCAGTGGAGAGCTTTTCTTTACAGGGACTAGACTTAAATTTGCCCATGCTCTTTCAGCTTGGTCTGCTAGGGCTTTTTTAATCTTACATTCACATTGAATTGCTCGTGGGATTCCCATATGACCATCGTCACTTTGAATGTACCCAAAGCCATTGCACTTTTTACATACCATGTTTAATTTATCTCCTTGTTAAGTTTCCTATCTTATAAGATTAGGGATTAAAGCACACACTTTTTAAGGACAATAATTGTATATGCTATTCACTAAAAACTCTGGGGGTCTTAAAGAGGCCATCCCAATCTTAATGGAAGATGGGTTTGTAAACCATACTAATGGGATATTACCTATAGAAAAAGCCATTGCTTCTACTATGGAAGAATTAAATTTCATCCGAGAAGAAAAATCGCCCTCTTTATCGCCCCCTCTCAATAGCATAAATGATATTGATGAGACTTGGATTCGAAACCTTTATTTAGATAAAAGATGGGAAGAAAAGATTGCAAGCTACAAAAGATGGCAACTAGATAGGTTCTGTCTAAAAGAAAATAAAAAGATAAAGGTTGAAGTCTTAACAGTCGTACCTCAAGAATCCTGTTATAGTTTTGCATGGAGGGTCTTTGAGGACATATATCCATTTGAGTACCTTATAGATTGTCTTGATGTAGGTTGTCTTGATGAATTATTTAATCCCTTTATAAATGGCTTTAGAAGTTGGTGGAAGGAGAACCAAGATGTATTATGCCAGTAAAGTTTTAAGCCAAATATTTGCAAACCCACCTTATTATATTCTTAGGTGTATTGTAGCTTCAGAAATAGGAACAGAACCTATTGTTGTTAAAGGAAATGTTGTAGGACCTGTTTCTAGTGGCTCTGTCTTTACTTTTTCAGGCAAACGAAAGCTAGATAAAAACAATAAGCCTGTTCTTGAGATCTCTCGAAACCCTATTAACCCAAAGTTTCTAAAAGGAACTGCTCTCACCCAATGGGCTGAGTGGTCTAACCCAGAAATGGAATCCTCATTAGAACTTATTAGCTCTCTTGTAGATTCTGGCATACCTGTTAGTATCATCAATAGCTTGTGGAGAGAAATCAAAAGCAATCCTGATATGATTAAAGAAAATCCTTGGTATCTTGTTTACAAAGGTGTTTCTTTTCAAGGTGCTGATGCTATTGCTAAAACTCTTATGGAAGATAAGTATAACATCACTAACCCATATAGAGTTCAAGCCTGCATCTTCTGGTCTATGGCTCAAGGAGTACAACAAGGCAACTGTTTCTTAGATAGTAATACTGTTTTTAGAGATGCTTCTCTACTTACAGGAATCACTGAACCTACTGAAATTGCAAAGTGCATAAAAGAAATGGTCGAGTGTGACCCTCCAAAGATGATTATTGATAGGAATGAGAGCAAGAAATGCCTTTATTTGCCCGCTTATCATCAAATGGAAGAAGAAGTAGCAAGCTTAGTCACTTCTCCTGTTAGAAAGCAATCTGGAATCGAAATCTCTGATGAAGAAATAAAGAGCTATACTAGATACAATCTTACAGACACTCAAGTTAATGCAATAAGACAAGGAATCACTGAACCTTTCTCTATAGTCACAGGTTTGCCTGGTACAGGTAAAACAACTATCTTGTCTACTATCTGCAAAATCCTAATTGATTACCAAGAACAAATCTTACTTGTCGCACCCACAGGAATCGCTGCAAAAAGAGCTACCATACTCTCAGGTGTTAAAGCTGTAACTATACATAGAGCTTTTGGTGCAGGTCAGCCCTCTGAATCTGATGAAAAGAAGTCAGACTATGAGGGAATTAAAAAAGAAGAAGAATCAGAAAACCTAAAACCTATCCTAACAAAAGTAAACCCTAGAGCTGAAATCTGGAAACATCACATTAATAACCCTAGAACAGAAACTGTTCTGATTATTGATGAGTCCTCTATGGTAGATCTTCACCTCATGTGGAGAATGATGAGAGGGATAGCACCTAAGTGTAGAGTTATTATGGTTGGAGACATTGCACAGCTACCACCTGTAGGTGCTGGCTTTGTTCTTTCCGATATTATTGAAAGTCAAAGTGTACCAAGAACACACCTTGTGGAAGTCTTTAGACAAGGTGAAGGCTCTGGAGTCACACAAGCAGCACATGATGTTCATAATGGAATCACTCCCCAAAGTAATACTGAGTTTCACTTTTTAGAGAAAGAGTCAGAACAAAAAGCACTAGAAGCTATCATCTCTCTTTGTAGAGACTTCCATATAGATGATGTGGACTTTCATGTTATAAGCCCTACACATCATGGCCTGTTAGGTGTGACCAACTTAAACAAAGAGTTGAGGTCTGTTCTCAATCCTGACATTGGAGGCTCTCGTTTAAAAATTGGAAAAGACACCTTGAGAGAGGGTGACCGAGTAATGATCACCAAGAATGAATATGACTTAGAGGTCTTTAATGGAGATGTTGGTCGTATTTGTGGCATTAACAAAAGCTCTGTTGATGTTCTGATTAAAGGTGTGCAAGATCAAATAGTTTCTATCCCTAGAGACCAAGTATCGAAAATCTTAAGACTTGCTTATGCTACCACTGTACATAAAAGCCAAGGTCTGGAGTATGACCTTATTATCATGCCTTTAGTCAGTAGCTGTAGCTCTAACTTATTGCAAAGGTCTTTACTATATACTGCTATAACAAGAGCGAAAGATGAAGTATACCTTGTGGGTGATTCTGGTGCTTTAGCTACTTGTGTTTACAATCAAAAAAAGAATCACGGGTTCTCTGGACTAAGTAGAAGATTTAAGAACAATACTCTCTAAGATCTTCAAGGCTAAAGTCATGCTTCAATAGATCAAACCTATAGAAGCAGGCTTTATGTCTAACAGAAGGGCTTCTTACAAGAAGCGAAGAATAGTTTTTTGGGTTGTTCAAAACTTCTCGAGAACCAAGACCACAAATCAAATAATTAAGATCATCTCTTTTCATCACAAAGATCTCAGTATTGATTTGACTAGATACACTAGGCTTTTTTAATAAAGGGAAGTCTCCCTCATTACAGGTTTTAACACCTACATCATACCCTGCTTCTTTTAAGTCAGAGTAAGCATAGTTGTATGCTTTGCCAATAGTGAAGTCTGCAACTTTCAAGCCCAGATACTTTTCAACAGCAAGTTCTCCACCCCAACCTGTCATCCATCTCTTTTCCATAGACCCTGAATCAAACCAGTATTCTTTTTCTTTTACTTTCTTGATCGCTTCTACCTTGTCTTTTAGTTTTTTAACATCTTCATTTGTTAAAGAAACTGACTTAAACTTAGAAAGGTATGGCTTAACGAAAGTCTCATAAACTCGGTCACTTCCTTCTAAAACAACTAAACGAGGCTCAATTTCTGACATTAATAATCCTTAAATCTTGTCTGTTAATTAAAATAAGGGGGTTGCATCTATGACTTATAGAAGAGATGGCATTATATTCAGCAGATTTTTTGATCCTACATGGGGTGAGGTTCGGATTGCTAGAATTATACCCACAGAAAACAACTGGGGGGCATACTATGAAATCTCGGAGCTTGAAATGTCCTCATTGATTCCAGAAATCGAAATAGAGACAATAGACAGAGCCTCTAGGGGTGATTGTACTCCTTTGTTAAACTCTGGGCTTAGAGAGCCAAATGGGTGCTTAAAAATGCTAAAAGTACCTAAAGATTGTGATGAGCAAAACGTCTGCCTCTCATTCGATAAGAAAAAGTGTCAAATGGGAAATAGAAAGATGCCTGATTGCTTCTCCCCAATAACAAACCCATTACTCAGACCTTTAGTCATTGCTTGGCTAGAAGGTTACCACATCATAAGAGAGGTGACTGTATGAATAAGTATCTAAACAGACCAACAAACCGCAGAGTTTATGAAAACTCAGAGGGACAAGTATATGCAGGTTCTCAAGAGGGTAATTACCAAGGTGACATCACTATCTCTGATAACCACATTTACCTCTATGCAGACATCACCCCAAAGTCTGTAATGGAAGTTGGGATTGCTATCAGGAGTGTAGGTCAACAGATTGTTAATCTTATGACTGACCTAAGCCTACCCTCTATCCCACCTATCCACTTACACATAAACTCTGGTGGTGGGTGTGCATTCTCAGGACTTGCTGGTGCTAGTCATATCCTAGAATCAGAAGTTCCTGTCTTCACTTATGTAGAAGGATCTGCTGCGAGTGCTGCAACTATCATGTCTTGTGTTGGTGCTCAAAGACACATCACAGAACACAGCTTTATGCTTATTCACCAAGTAAGTACAGGTGTCTGGGGTACTTATGGGAATCTTGTAGATGAGAAAGAATCTATGGACTCACTCATGGAAATGTTAGAGTCTATCTACTTGAAGCACACCAAGCTCAAAAAGAAAAAGCTCAAAGAACTTCTTAAAAGGGATCTGTGGATGAACCCAGAGAAGTGCCTTGAGCTTGGCCTTGTAGATGAAATTATAAAGTATGAGAGAACTTAATTTGCTCTTTTAGCGTTCATGTAAAGACTTCTCATTGAACTTTGACTAATAGTCCTATTATATCTTGCAGGCTTAACATATTTAGCCAGAATGAGATTATTAAAAGCTAAAGAAAAAGACCTAAAGTCAGACCATGTATTGTATATCAGGTGAGACATTGCTTTATGAGTGCTGAAACCCACAGCAATTACTCTGTCTTTACTCATCATGTTTTCTTTAGCTACCAAATCCAAGATTGCATCATGGTATGAAAGCCCATTTTCTTCCGCATGAAGTTCTATCTCATCTTTAAAACTATCTGTCATGTCTATTTTCCAAAGTTGCTTTTAGGTTCTTTACAGTGCTGAAATAGCTTTCTCCACTCATCTTTCGATATAGAAGAGTTATTAAAATAAGATTTCCTCACCATCTCATAAGATGACTCTGGGAAATCCCTTTCTCTGGCTCTGTCTCCCTGTGACTTTTTCAAGAGTTGCTCGAACTCTGAAAAAGGAATCCCTGCCATAGTACAAATTACTTCTAAAGCCCTCTCTGCTGGGGTTTTATTTCTACCACCTCTACCCATAATACTTTCCTCCTTAAATTTTATTCTTTTTTAGATAACTTCTTTCTTTATTAGCCCTCATAGAAGAACAGAGATGAATCTCTTTTCTTAATCTCGTCCTCTATGTTTTTTAGAGCTAATTCAAAAAACTTTTCATTTTTCTCTATCCCGATGAATTTACGACCTCTTTGAACAGCGACTACCCCAGTAGTACCAGACCCCAGAAAAGGATCTATCACTATGTCACCTTTTTCTGTCGTAGGTAATATGCAGTTGTCCACCAGCTTTTCTGGGAAGGTACACACATGACCTTTATTCTTTGATGGAGGGATCTTCCAAATGTTGGTCAGACCATCTTTGTTATCCCATTTACAAGGTTTGCCTATCTGATAGATCTTTTCGGTCTGGATGTGATACCGACCACAGGGGTGACCTATACCACACCTATCCCAGATGATTTCGCACCAGATAGGAAACTTGTTCAGCCAATCCATAGGGTGGTATATGTTTGTAAGGTTTCTTTCTTTGTTGCGAGGATGGTATGCATATCTGATCTTGTGGTTGTAGAATACGCTACTTCTACAAACTCTCACCAGTTCATGCACTACGCTTTGTTGCCACCCTTGATACATCCACTCTGACATATTGTCATCATACCAATCTTCATACTTCTTATTCCATGCCATAGCGGTTTTAGATTTGGAGTATTCAGCACCCTCAAGGTGAAGATTATAAGGAGGTGATGTAACTGCAACCTCTACGCTGTTTGGAGATAGGGACTTCAATACTTCGGTGCAGTCTCCATGATAAAGTGTGATATTTCCACCATCTAATTCAACTTTCATTTGTCCCTCCTTATTCAAATAATACTTTTACTGATCTGCCCTCGTAGGACACATCCCACTCATCATTGAGTAGTTTTCTTTCTTTAATCCACTCAGCAATTTTATCTGCTGTTTCTTCATCAAGGCTCAATACCTCAAATGTTAAAATAGTAGGTACTTCCACAGCTTCTACTGTCTCGACAACCTCTTCAGGCTTCTCTCCCTCAAATATTTTAACAAGCTCTGGGTCTCCATCTGCTTGCATAATGTCCTTCAAGTCATAAGGAACAGTCCAATCCTTACCTAACTCAACGTCTACAAGTAATGGAATAGGCCAATTCATTTTTTGAACCACATTGTTCTTAGTCATAAGGTCTGAAATCATTTCAATAGCCTCTTTAAGAATGTCTTTGTGGATCTCAAATACAATTTCGTCATGGACTGTTAAAACCATTAACAGCTTATCTTCCCAACCTCGCTTTTGGACATTCTCATAAATGAGAGCCATAGCTAACTTGGTAACATCTGCACTTGTTCCTTGAATCGGTCCGTTCAATGCCTTTCGTTCATCTTTACTCTTAAACCTAAACTGATCAGAGTTGATGTCTGGTAAAGGCTGTACTCTGCCCATAGCAGTTTTCACATAACCTGCCTTTCGAGCAAACTTATGTTGTTGAGACCACCAACCTGTAAGTCCAGAGTAAGTCTTGGTAAAGACTCTGTACTTTTCATCACCCTCTTTAGCGTCACAGCCAATAGACCTTTGAACAGCCTTGCCTGTACCACCATAACAAAGGGCAAAATTACAAGCCTTACCATTACCACGAAGGACTTTCCAATTGTCTTGCTTCTTTGAACCCTCTCCATAGAAAGCAACAGCAGTACCTGTGTGAAGATCACCAATCTTATCTGAACCACATGAACAAAGACTTGGTGGTGCAATAACAAAGCCATCGTCACCAAGCTCTTGCTGATATTTCTTTCCACATTCAGAACAAGAGAAGAAAGCATCAATCCACTTAGGCTCTTTAGATAGGTTAGTCACCAACCTTAATTCCACACCTGCATAGTCAATGGCCGCTAACCAATAGTTGTCATCCCTTACAGAGATACACTGTCTCATTTTAGATATGCATTTAGGCTTGTTCTTGTCATAGGTGGCTGGAATACCTTGAAATGGTACACGACAACCACCATCTTTGACTTTCCAAGGTCTACTGTTTGTCTTGCAAGAAAAGCGACCTGTGTCAGCAGAAAACTGATCAAACTTAGGTTTGAGTGTGCCATCTGGACCTACATCTTCTACGAATGGAATAAGGTACTGACCCAATGCTTTACCAAGCTCTCGGAAGGTTTTAATCTTTGCCATGAATGGGAATCCCTCAGAGGCTTCCTCAATCACAGAATCAATAGCATCTTTCCCTGTCGCTACTTGACCAGACTTCTCCGTGACCATCAGACCTGGAACATCTAACTCTCTAAACAACAGACCTAACTGTTGAGGTGAAAGAATATCATAGGTTAAAGGGAAGTCTACATCTTCAAAGCCTTCTGCCTTTTTAAACTTATCGCTACTTAACCTCTTAACAGGCTTAGTGATAGTTTCTTTTGTGTCTGGGTGTAGTCTGTTTGCTTCCTTACGAGCTTCATCCACTCGAGTCTTATAGCTTGCACCCTCTACTTCCATGTGGTTGAAAAGATTCAGACCTTTAATGTCACCTTTTAAGATACGAACATAGTTTGGAGTAATGTCTCGACCAAGTATGTCTTTAGCACCCTCATATACTTCAAGCAATGCATTGAACCAAAGCTCTTGACCCTCTTGACAAAACTTGAGTGCTGTTTTCCTGTCTACATGAACCCTATTCCTCATCATCCAACGAGTACATAACAAAGTTTTCTTCTCAAGGTTGTAGATGAACTTAGTGTGAGCTGTATCTTCTTCATACTCTTTGTTCAGAATGTTGAAGATTCCAACTGTGTTCATGGCATCTGCTGATGCATATAAAACACAGGGATCCCAGCTAGGGTCTAAAGTAGAATAGTTTTTATCCACAGCATCTGGCATTAGGTCTTCAAGCTCAATCATCTCTCTTTCAAGCAATACTTTAGAAAGATGCTTTAAACCACGACCACCCTTTTCTCTTGGGTTGAGAAGATACTTGATAATAAGCGTATCATGCCACCTCTTTTGATTGTCCCATCTCTCTTTGCCTAGCCTGTCTACATACCCATTGAACTCAAGAAACTCTTGGTCAAAAGAAGCATTATGGAACACAGGGTCTGACTTTACTTCAAGATCAAACAAACGCTTGAGGGCATCCCCCATAACTCTCCATGAGATATTGTGTTTTGACCCCTCCGCATGGGCAAGAGGGAAGTAGTAGCCTTTATCTTTATGAGGGGCAAGACAGACACCCACAATCTTGTCTCTGGTGACACCATTAAATACACGATTGTCTAACCCTGTTGTTTCAAGGTCTAAGCCATACACACCATCAGGTGCATTCATACATTCTTGAATACATTCTTCAAGATTACTTTCAGTTCCTAGTAGTAGCTCACAGTCCTTCATCCAACCTTTTGGGTTGATTGTAGGTCTGAGTAGCTCTGCAAGCATATCATTAAACATATCTCTCCTTGTCTCAAATCTTAATAGTTACTTTCTATTATAAGATAAGAGGCAAGCAAAGAGTGTTATTTTTTGAGGTGTCTACTAGCCACTCTTATACTAGCTTGTTGGTCTGCTAACCTAAACCACTTTCTAAGCTTATTTTTAACTTTAGGTAGGAACTCTTGAGCCCTCTCTAAGTCTCTTTTTAACTCGCTCATTTCTTCAGTGACATCTTTAAATACTGGTTTGAGTCTTGTTATCTTCTTAGTGAGTCTTTCAAGACTTAATCTAACCAAAGGATCACTGTCGCTTTCGTATGATTTAGCAACAAGCTCTCTTACATCTTTGATGTCCTCAAGAACTTCATCTCTATCTCGCTCTCTTTTTTTAATAAGTTCAGGGAGATATTCTTTGATCATCAAAACCTTATTTGTTTTGTAAATAAGGTCATGCCATCCAAAGTTAAGTTGATCAATCCCAAAGCTACCTGGAGTAGATATTCTATTAAGCTCTATATTAGCCCAAGACTGTGCTTTTTGAAGATCTGCTTTATGGAAAGAATCAACCTCTTTAAGGATGTCTTTAAGATCTTCAATTGAATAGAAGTTCCAACTGTACTTAGGGTTGTTCATAGCACTCCCTAAGACTTGGTATTTACTTTCAATTCGATCAAGATCTTCTCTGATATTCTTTATGTCTCTCTGGTTCATATTAGACTCCAGCACCCTCAAGTCTTAATAACATAGAATATGTGTGTGGGTATTTACTTGCATACTTATTCACAGATGCTTGTTTGCCAATTATTTCATTGAACTTATCAATGTTTACTTTTCTTCTTCTGAAAGCACCCTCAATCATCTTAAGAATCATGTCTACAACTTTTGGTAGTGTCATTAACCCAATTTGGTTCATAGCTACAGTACTACCAACAACTAGGCCGAGAGGTCCACAAAGGCAAACTATTAAAGATGCTACTAAAGTAGGGATCAGGGTTAGGGTTCTTATTTTTGTTCCAAATTTAACTAGTGCAGAAAGCAATCTCCCAAGGAACTTAAACTTCCTAGAGAAAAAATCAATTACGCTCTGAACCATACTTTTTGATGGAGATTTGCCATTGATTACAATATCCAGAGAATCACCCCAATCTTTCCACCATGAAACATATGCTCCCATAATGTCTTTTTGGGTTTTACTGTCAATCTCTCTAATTTTCTGTACAGAACTCAGAGTGAAATCAAGAAACCTGGGTTCTCCATTTACAGAATAGGAGACTTTCAAAACAGAGTTTACTGGGTTTTTAGCATCAAATTTTTCAACACTTATTGATGTGGTTTTCCCAAAAAACATATTTCTTTGGAGAGCTTCGGTCAGTCTCGCCTGTAAGTTCATTTCAGCAGCAGAAGCAAAAGTATCTCTATTACTTATAATTGACCCCTTGAAAGTGGACACAAGGTCTTGAGCTGCTGCAATTAGAGGTTTAAACCAGTTCATTCCCAGATTCTTAATCATTTGAATGATTGCTTGCTTTTCAAGTTGAGCCACTCTGTTCTCAAGAATAGCGATTTTTTGTGATGCTGTTAGTTGTCTCATGGTTTATTCTTTCTTCGATTTGTCTAAAGTGGTGTGGACTATAAAACAGTTATTAAAAAAACGCAAAAGGGTTCATTGCTTTCAGCCCTTCTTTGATCCCAGAAAGTAGTATGTGTAATCCCATAGTAGGTGCTAAGATCAAGTAGAGGCAAGCACGTTTAAGTTTCCTGAATACATTGTCTGATTTCTCGAGATCTTCAGCTATCAGTTCAAGGAGATAGTCAAATAAAAGCTCAACAACGAAATCACAAATAAAAAAGGCTATGATACTACCAAAATAGAGAGCAAAGTCAGGCAGACTGTTGAGCTGAACTAGCTTCCTTGCATTCTTTGTTCTTTCTTGAGACTCAAGATCTATCCCATATACACTTTTCAAATAGATTGCATTTTCTTTATTATTGTAAATGTCTAATAGCTTTAAAATAGAGGTTTGAGGATTAGAAGACCTCACAGCTTTCTTTAACTCTTTAAGTTCCTTTGGATTCGCTTTTGCTAAGGCTTCAAACTTCCCCACTGTCATTTTAGAGTCTTTGGCCACATGTTGAGCTACCTTAAGGGGCTTGAATCGGGACAACTTGCTTTTTATCTTAGCTAAGATGCTTTCAAGCATTGCTTGTTTTTCAAGTTGAGCTACTCTGTTCTCAAGGATAGCGATTTTCTGTGATGCTGTTAGTTGCCTCACTTGCAAACCCTTTCGTAATGAGAGACTAAGCTATTACAATATGGGTAAGGGTGAGAAGATGCTTTTTTAGCTGCAAGCTCATCAAAGAGATCCATATTTACTTTTCTTCTGCGAAGAACCTTTTCAAATATGTTTAAGATCATCTTACCAACACCTAGATAAGTGAGGGTCTTCCCTCTTTCTGGTGCAACTTCTGCCAAAGGCATTAGGGTTGTAAACATCACAACTAAAGAGAACACTTCATAAGCCCATTTAAAGCTGTAGACAACTCTCAAGAACCTGTAAAGAAACTTACTTGCACCTTTGATTCTGTTCCAGAAAGATTTCAAATCCGTAGACCTACTCATCCTTCCTTCACGAAGCATTTTTAGTTCTTCTTCAAAGTCTTTCCACCATGAAATATATGCACCTTTAATATCTTTATCTATGCTAGGGGGTAGACCCTCAACATCTTTAAGCATTGATGGCATATCTCGGATAGTAGCTTCATAAGATTTTAACTCACCACCTACTTCTTTAACCATAAGCTGGGCTTCAGAGTTCATAGGATTGTTTGGGTCAAAATTAGTGATATAAAACCTAATAGGGTATCCAGACATAAGAGATTTATCTAATGCACTGCTGACTCTAACTTCTAAGAACTTAACTAAGCCCTCTAAGATACTTTCCTTATTCTTTTTTAAGGTAAGCTTTAAAAGAGAAGAAATTTCTCCAAAGGAGTCTTGAATCTTAGAGAGTAGGTTTATAGGGATAGACTTCAACCAATCAAGAATCTTGGACTCCTTCTCTAACCTTGCTATCCTAATTTCAAGCTTTCTAATTTCTTGTGTTGATATTTTATTCATTATATACCTCTTTTTTAATGATGCCTAAGACAAAGGACAATAAAATGGATATTAAAATAGCAGCATATATAGCTTCAGGTCTGCTCACACTCTCTCTTGCTAACAATGCATGGATGACCTATAAGATAAGTCAGTTAGACAACACTATTCAGAAACAAATGAATGGAGAGTTAAGTAAGACTGCTAGAATCTTGTCAGAGACCAGAGATGAGATTAATGTTGTTAAATCTCAAATGGTTTCAAGGAAAGAGCTAGAAGAACAATCTTCAAAGATTATTTCGAATCTAGACCAAAGAACACAAGATGCTATTTACAAATACACAAAAGAAACAGGTGCTAGGGTAGATAGTATCTCTCAAAGAGTTTTAGGTATGGAGGGTAGGATTAAAAAAGGGATTGGGAAAATAGGTAGGACTGTAAAAGAAAAAACAGCACCACCCCCGTCTTGGAAAGGTGTAGACGGACTAGATATAACTAGATGCTCTGACCACCCAGATAAATGTACCCCATTCACTTTTGAATGGGAGTCTCCTTATCAAGTAAATGGCAAACCACTAGCTAGATTCTCTTCTCTGAATCTATGGAAAGGTCTTGGAAGCATTGACCTTAACTTAGCCTTTAAAGTTGTAGCCATCACATATGGTGAAGATCAATCAAGATTGGGTTCTGGTGCTGTTCAGAATCAAGGGATTCATGTATTAGGTGGCTATGTTCAAGAAGGCAATTTTGTTCCAATACCAGGTCTTGAAAGCAAGCTCATAAAAGGCGACCCTAACCTTGACAGTAAGCTCATATATGTACCTAAAAAAGATGCTCAGAACTCTACTTTGTTAAAACTTTTTGAACCTAGTCTTTTGGTAGGCAGTACTTATCAAGCGAATGAATTTGGGCTTTCCATCGGAGCAAGTTTACTTAACTTCCAGAAAGGCCAATACAGAATAGGTGCTAATGGTGTTATCACTCCCTCAAATGTTTTCTTGGGGGCAAAAGCAACATGGCATCCTTATTTGCTAGGTAAGAACCTAAACCTAGCACCTGGTCTCGGTTGGGTAGCAGGATCTGATGGAACTAACACTTGGTCTTTAGGAGTTCACTTCCAAGTCTGGTAGTTATTTCTTCTTGCTAGCAAGATACTTCTTGAAGCACCTTTCATCTTTTGGGTGTAAGATATAGTTTCTTACTTCTTCAATATCTACCCATTTGTAGTCTGTGTGTTCTTCATCAAGAACAGGCATATACTCTTCATCAAGAACACCTATAAACATTGTGTAGCCTCTGCTTTCTACATGTTTATAGATCTTAATGTCTCTTTCTTCAAAGCCTGTTTCTTCAAAGGTTTCTCGAAGGGCTGTTTCATATGCAGATTCAGTGTTATCTGTTTTACCACCTGGAAAGTTCCAATATCCTGCAAAAGGATCTTTCTTGTAGTTAGCCCTTTTGAGTATTAAAACTTTTTTCTTGCAAGTAAGCATAATACCAGCACCCATATCATGCTCCTGTCTTTGGTTTGAGTGTCTCATTTCTCGCCTCGTATTGTAATTGTTATATACCTTTATCCTATAGAGATATAAAAACAAAGGATTCCCACTATGGATAAAAACGCTTGTGTGATTGCACTCACTGAAGTAGGAAATAGAAAGATAGTGTTCAAAAATAGAGATAGGAACTATGTCCCTACTTTTAAGATATACCATGTAAGGGCTGAAAATGGCACTGAAATACTTTATTTCCAAGATACTATATCGGGCTGGGTAGAGGGCATTAATGAGCATGGTATTGCAATAACAAATGCTGCTCTTGCTGTAATCTCTGATGAAAAAGAGGGTAAGAAAAAAAGACCTGGAGATAGAAACAGATTCTCAGGAGATGCTTGGAGGTTTCTAAAGGCTTTAGAGTGTAATTCTCTTTTAGAAGCACTTCATGTAATGACACACCATAGGAATGGTGTTAGAGGTCATAATATTATCACGGATGGTAAGAACACTTTTATTGTAGAACAAACAAGCTTGCATTCTCCAAAGGTTGAGGAGATTACAGATAAACACTTTGTTAGAACTAATCACGGTATTAGACACCCAGACGCAGGCTACCTTGAGGGTGAAGATAGGGAATCTTCTGAAACGAGATACAATACTGCATTGAAAGCAATGCAATCCTACAAAAGATCTCCAATGGATCTAGTCAAAAAGCTTTATACTCAAAGAATAAAGGACATACATAATCCTTTTAATGTGGTTAGAAAGACAGACAATATGTTCACTTCTAATCAGATCATATTAGACCCTGTGTATAAAAGAATGACTGTAATCCTAATAGATGAAGATAGTATTTATGAGGGCTATGAGAAACACTTCAAGGGCAAAGAGAAATGTAAGTTTTGTGTTAAGCGTATTTATCTAAATGATGAGGGTGAAGTCACTCTGTCAAACCTAGAAAAAAATAAGTTAGACATTCCTCTAATGGCCCCACATGAAAACACTCTAAAGGTTTTCGTCTATGGCTCTCTTATGTATGAACCTATCTTTCCAGAGCTAATCACAAAAAAGAGAAGAGGCCATGTTAATAACCTATCAAGGTCTTTCAACATATATAGCACAGGAAGAAAACATCTTGTACTTGGAACTAAGCCATATGGGTATATGGAAGGTATGCTTTTAGAGTACCCTATTGAACATGCTCAAAAAGTCTTAGAGGAAATTGATAAGAGAGAGGGCTACAAACCATCAGACCCTAGCTCCTCAACCTATATCAGAGATAAATGTTATGTTTTCACAAAGGAAAACCCTCAAGG